CTCCAACCGCCTTTCGGGAGATCCGCTCTTCGCACCTGGTGCAGCGGATGCCATGGAACTCATGGGCAAGACGCAGATCATGAACAATTTCGGAGACCGCCGTGTCATGAAGTTCGATACGATCTTCTGTGCGGACACTCCGTCCTTGTACAAGGCAATCAAGCGTCACTACGGCTCCTCGTCGGATGACACCCAGAACAACTCTGGCGTCATGAACGTCGATATGGGCAAGTACAACCTTGTGATCCTTCCGTACCTCGCGACGACCGCAACTGGTGCCTATGACTCAACCAAGAAGAATTGGTGGGGCATGGTCGCTACAAGCGCCGGATCGACCGGAAACCGTTGGCAGGCATACCTCCGCTACTGGGAGCGACCGTACTTGGTCTCCCCGGAAGAGGGAAACACCAAGAACGGCGACAACGATACTTGGGAGTTCCACACCCGTGGTTACTACTCCAAGGCTGCTGTCGGTGCTCGTGGGTTCATGGTCTCGTGCCCGGTCTCTTAGTCACTAATGTGGCGTAGTTTATGAGGGTACTCGGTTCCCGGGTACCCACTAGGACGGAGGATGGAACTACCAACCACAAGAAAAACACAACATGCTTGAAAACATGGAATCAGGTTACGGAAAGGGGAAGATCAATACGCTTCCTTTCACGACCGGGAAAACCTTTGTGCTCGTTGGCTCCGCAAGTGCCAACAAAAGCCTCATCGAAGCCGTTTATGGCGTTGATAAGGAGGGTGTTGCGCGTGTATACACTACGTATGCGCTCGTGAACGCTCAAACGGTCGCAGGACGTGGAGACACGATTATCCTTGCACCGGACTTTACCACTGCTCCGTCGGCCGCAGAACTCCTCTCGCTTGAAACGAAGGGCGTCTCGGTTATCCCAGCAGGAAAGAGTCAGGTTGCTCCGGGCGTGTACCGCGCGTATCGTCAGGCTGCAACGCTTCCCGCAACTGCCGCAACACCGTACTTTACGGTTACCGGCCGAGTGAAGATCGTGCAGATCCTCGGAGAAGTGACCACTGTGGTCCAGACCCAAGCGGACAATGCAAAATTGATTGCAAATCCGACGGTTGGCGCGGATGTGGATCTTTGTGCAGTGAAAGACATCACCGCTGCCGCTGTAGGTACGCAGTTGTCCATCACGGGAACCCTTGCGAACGCAATGGTTCAGACCGCTTCTGGTGCGCTTGTCTATCAGGCAGCACCGGTTGTTGTCGCAGCGGGTACTATCGATTTCTCTACTTCCGCAACCAACACTGGTGCAACGAAGTGGCTTGTCGACTACCAGCCGATCGATCCGGGCGCGATTATCGTCGCAGCCTAGGTTCTGCTCTCACTCTCTTCTTCTTTCGAGGAGGAGAGTGACGAGAGCGGAAAATTATTCGTTTTCTATCCAATATCATGGAATATCTACAAGAATCAGCGATCTACGACGGAACCGGGGTGCTTCAAGCGACGTTTACCGCAGCCGCGGCGACCGATCTCATAACGGCAAACGCACACGGGCTCTCCGAGGGGGATATTATTCACGTCTCGAGCGCAACAACGCTCCCGGCTGGTCTCTCTGCGTCGACAAATTACTTCGTTACTCAGCCGACGACAAATACCTTCAAGCTCCAGGCTGCGCTTGGTGGCGCGATTGTGAACATTACCGACGCCGGGACCGGGACGCACACGTTCACACTCAAGGGGCGCGTCAAGATGGTCCAAGGTTTTCGCCATCTCGAACTCCACACCGATACATCCGGGACCGCAACCATGACCTTTAAGGTCCAAGGATCTGATGCAGAAGTGATGCCGAACTTCAACGCAGCACAATCAGTGACGAACCGATGGGATTACATTGAAATCAAGGACCTCCAGGATGGTACTGCGATCGACGGAGATACCGGTGTTGCGGCCGCTGGTGCGGATGACCATCGCATGTTCGAGATAAACGCCAATTCTCTCCGCTGGGTCAACGTGGTTGTTACTGCATGGACTCAAGGAAAACTCCGCGCAGGGCTCTCCGCTACAAACGACTAATCTTTCACCATGGAAACATCTCAAGTAATCAAAGAAGAGGAAGCAAAACTCGCTGAACTCGCGAAAGAGCAAAAATCCAAGGCAGATAGCCTTAGCCGTCTTCAACTTGAGACGGAAGCACTCATTGAGGTAAACAAAAAGGCTTCCGCAGAGGCAAAAGAGGAAGAAAATCGCCTCGAAACACTCAAAAATATCGTTTCAGAGGAGGAAAAGAAGGTCCAACCGATCCGAGATGAGCAGGAAAAGGCCTCCAAGGAGCTCAATGACGCTCAAAAAGAGGTTTTTCACGTGAAACAAGAGATCGAAGCGCAGAAAATCGTACTCAAGAATATCATTGCTCAGTCGGAACTCGCTCGAGCAGAGGCAGACAAACGCCAAAAAACTGCCGATGCCGATTTTGAGGCCGTGTATGCAGAGAAAAATGCGCGAATCACGGCACTTGAGAGCAAAATCTCCGAACTTGGAGCACAGGTGAACACTGTGGAGAGCACTATTGCTTCAAAGCAAGCACTTATTGCCCCACTAGAAGCGCAAATCGCCTCTCTGCAATCAGAAATTGCTCGACTCGACACATTGCTTGAAAGTAACCAAGATGCGCTTGCAGGGGCAATTTCAGCGCAAAAAGGGATTGCGGATACGATAGGAGCAGCAAAAGAGCATCTCGATCTTGTGGACGGACAGGTCCGCGCAGCACTCCAAGCGAAAATTGATGCAGAATCGGAACTTGCCGTGGTCAAAGCGGAACTCGACGGGAAGATCGCGGAGCGCATCATGGTCGTCCAACAGCGTGAGGATCTCGACACTCGAGAAAAATATCTCAAAGATCTTTATCAGAAAGCAGGAATTTCATGGTAAAAAAACTCTCAATCAGTATATTGCTCGGAATCTTAATGGTGATGCCATTTCAGGTGTTTGCTGCACGTACTGATGGGGGAATGTGGGACCAGATTTCAAACTACATCCAGACAAATTGCGTCGGAGGCTGTAACGTCCTAGTCAATGGAGTGAGTAAGTACCTCAACTTTGGGACAGTTTCCGGTACGAATGGATATGGCTTCCGGGACAACGCAGGAACGATGCAATGGAAGAACAGCGGTGGAGCATGGGCGAACATAGCAGCCGGAGGTGCAGGATCACAAACACCGTGGACTTCCGACATAGACGGAGCCGGATATACATTGAGTAACGCATATTTGACCGCAACGGCTACAACACTAGACCTTGCAGGTGTGACAAACTCTCTTGTATATGCAAATGGAATTGGTCGTCTTACTTCGATCGCAACAACATCTCTCGGACTTCCCACATTTTCCGACCTTTCATCCTATCTCACCATCTCCTCCTGGTACGCGACTACAACCGATGGACTCGATGAAGGACTCACCAACCTCTACTTCACCAACCCGCGTGTCCTCACCTATCTCAACACCCTCTCAAAGGGCTATTTCTGGTCCACCACGAGCGCTGACGTGTGGGAAGGTACAAAATCACGTTGGGCGACAACCAGCGCGGATTATTGGTATACCCTTCAAAACAGAGCATCCTCTACGCTTCTTGGTGACAATAATAGTTGGACAGGTGGTAACTTATTTATTGCATCAACGACGATTGGAGGCGGAACCTCATTTACCGGGTTAACCATCAATGGAAACTCAACAACGACAGGGAGTTCGTATCATTATGGTCCCGGTGGAGCAAATTCAACAACATATGTGAGTGCTAAAAACTCTAACGACGGGAGTGGGCACGTAGGCGGACAGATATCATTAGTGTCAAAGGGGTGGGGGGAAGCGGGTATCTATATTGGAGACCCGACGAACGATTTATATCGCTATTTTTTCACAGCAGGAGGATATACAAAATTCAAAGGATATACATCAGGAATTCAATTTGTTGATAATACGATTAACGAATTGCCATATATGACGATTTCGAATTCTACTCGAAACGTCGGTATCGGCACTACTTCTCCCTACGCAAAACTCTCTGTGGTAGGGGAAACGGTAGGTGCATATTTTACCGCAACGACAACATCAAATAACACTTTCCCGAATCTCATGTTTACTAGCGCCACAGGGACTCGGCTCTCCCTCTTCTCCGGGGCATGTGATTCGTCGACCCAGAAGCCCGTCGTCGACGCAGTAGGAAATTGGTCCTGTGGCACAGACACCAGTGGAGGTGGGGCATCTCAATGGGCGACATCGACGCTCTTCTCCAATATGATACATACCGCTGGAGCACATGGTGTCGGGATCGGGACAACCACACCGATCGGCGTACTTTCCTTGGCGTCTTCTTCGGCTGTCACGCAGTGGTTCAACCACACTGGAGCATCGGCAAATAAACGTCTCGGCTATATCAGTTGGGCGAACGGACTCTTTGATTTTGGAACCTCAAGCGATGCAGGTGCGACCACTTCCTGGCTCAAAATGGAAGAAGGAACCACTACCGTGAGTTCTCCTGTTCTGGCAGTCACAAATGGTGGATACACATCTCGTCTTATCGCAGGAACTGGCACATCAACACTTCCCGGAGGGATCAACCTCCAATCAGGCTGTCTAGCACTCAATGGAACATGTCTCGGGACCATGGCACTCTCTGGGTCTATCGGGCAGACGCAGTATTACTCAGGAGTGAACACCGCAGTCGGAACCTCGTCGCTCTTCATCGCGACCTCTCAGAATGTTGGAGTGGGAAGTACGAGTCCATTTGCGAAACTGTCTGTCCAAGGAACAGCTGGTCTTGGTACTCTCTTTGCTGTCGCATCCTCAACAAACGCACAACTCTTCAATATAGACCATCGGGGTTATGTCGGTATCGGCTCATCGACCCCGTGGGGGGTGCTCTCTATCATCGACCCGATAGGCGGAAGTCTGTTCAATCCCGGTGTTATCACTGCGACATCTACGGTAGACCTTCCGTTCTTTGGATGGACTGCAAGTACGTCCGCAGCCGCTGGGTCTGAAATAAGAATCCTCGCAGGGAATCCGTCCGCATACATGTCTCACGGTGATTCATTCGACCAACTCCTTATCAACGGTCGCGTGAATACAGGTGATTGGAAACAGTTAGAGTGTGCAAGTGATTTCAATAGCAAGACCGCGCAAATCACTTCTGATATCACTGGGTCAGTGATGTCGGTAGCACTCGGAAAACCCTGCGGAGACTTCTCGTACATTGAAGATGCTAACGGTGTTGCAGACCAAGTCGTCACGACTGGCTCTGGATATGTCCGCCTACGCCCAGGGGCGACTGGGGCGACCGTCGTCGCAGGTGATGGAATTGGGCTTGCAGGGACAACCGCATTTCTCCGTCATGCGACCAATACGCCTGTCATGGAAGCGACATTGAGAAAAGGTGCTTCGCAGAATGCGTCAACCAGTATCACCATGGTCGGGTTCTCTGCCGCCACTGGTGTATCGGCAAACTACGCTACCGACGCTCAAGACGGCTGTATGTTCGTCGCCTCAACAACTGGGAACTGGAAAGCGGTCTGTCGAGCCACCACCGCAACGATTGTCGATACTGGTGTCGCGTCAAGTAGCGTGACCACAGGAGATGGTGTCTTTATGAAGTTCCGCGTGGAATTGCACAATCTCAACGGGACGAACTATGCGGTCTTCCGTATTCTTCAAAGTAAAACTGCATCATGGCAGACGGTGGCGACCATCAACACAAACATCCCAAGTGGGATTTCTTTGAACCCGATCGTGTCTATCGGAAAAGTCTCCGCAGGTCTTTCACCAGAACTCCATGTTGGTCGTATTCGTGTATGGTATAACGACCCACTGTGGTACTAGTATGAACAAAACACTAGGCACAATCTTGGTAGGAGCAACGATGCTTTCTGCACCGATTGTTCCTGTTGGGGAGATGAAACTTGTGAGTCAGTCATATCATGAATGCGGAGAGGAACAAACATATCTTCCTCGCATACCAAATGAGAAACCTGTTCCAGTTGAAAGAGGCTACAGTGACCCGTTATTTTGCAATGGTGGCTTTGCAGTGACTGAAATGGAGGACTCGGAAGGGAAAAAAATATACGACACGATGGATGTTGAGAGGTATTCAAGTACTACAAAGAAGGATGGGGAGCAATTTAATACCACAAAACAAGAGATGGTTTCTATCGCTGAATATCTCATACAGCCTATTCTCGCGGAAGCGTCTATTGGATATGTGAACTCTCAGATGACACTTACCCCTTCAACAGGAACTTCATACAATGTTTCTTATACTGCAAGTAGTAACACAAACACAGGAATTGTTTTCACATTTTTGCACTCTCCTCCAACAATAACAGGAGTTGCATATAATGGAGTTGCAGGCACTCTTGTGAAGAATGTACCTGATGGATTTGGAAATGGATTGACAATGTGGAGGGTAGAAGCTCCTGCAAGTGGAACACATAATATCACAGTGACATTATCTGCTACATCATATGTTGAGATGGTCGCTGTTGAATATGACGGGGTGGACCAAACAAATATGCAGGATGTGGAGGCGGATAATTCAGTATCAGGGTCACCCGCTTCACCCCTCGTTATTACTGGTACGGTGGTCACGAATGACTCATGGCTCGTCTCTGTGGTGCGAAATGCAGAAGCAGCAACAATGACTGCCTCTACTGGGGTAGGTGCAGTGAGACAATCTGGTGTCACTACTCAACAGAGTGTCGGTGATTCAAACGCGGGAGTTTCGACTGGTTCTCAATCTCAAACATGGACGACAGGTGGTGGTATTTTAAGTTTCGGGATCATGATGGGGATTAAACCGTATGTTGAACCCGTAGCTGCTATTTTCCCATGCATGGGAGGAGATAGATACGGTGACTGGTACTGCTTAAACTGATATAATATGTACATATGAAATACTTTTATCGTTTTCTTTTATGGGCGCTTGGAGGGTTAGAAGAACATCCGGTGTGCTTAAAACATAGGAACTGCATTCATAACCAGTAATTACTCATAAGTGTCAACTAAGATGGGAGAACACGCACACAAAGACGAGGAGATGAGCCGACAGATCCAATCTGCCATTGCTCCATTGACTGCGATTATCAACGAAATGCGCAACGAGATTCGCGCGATCAGAGCGGAAAACAAGGAGTTCCGAGACATTATTACTGGTGCTCGATTCCTTGCGTCAACGGGAAAAGCAGTCCTTGGCATCGGTGCTATCATCGCTATGTTTTGGGCGTTCTTCCTCGTCATTACTCACCAGGCAAAATGAACCACGAAATCCTCTACAAGCCCCATATGCCCACAGAAGAGCGAGGTCGATGTGCAGAGTGCGGGAAAGACGTGCTGGACCATATATGGTGGTGCATTTGCGGGACGGTGAGTGGAAATGGGATGTGCGGATTGAATATGGATAATCATTACAAACAACATTTAATAAACCAAAAATAATATGCCATATACCATCTCAAATCTTGCTTCTGCAATCGAGCGTGAAATGCACGGACGGACCACTGATCGTCTCCAAGATCTCTTTGAGACCGCATACCAAGCGGGGCTCATCTTGCTATCCCACTGTGACCTCAAGGAAAATCAACGATCTGTGCAGATCTCCCCACAGGTTTTTGATGGGGTAGACCTCTATTCTTCCCCGGAAGACTACAAAGCACCGATCGACATCTACCCTACGGGTGGGCGAAAATTCGGCTCCGAGGAAGAAGAGAACTTCCGTCGGACCAGCCAGCATGAATTTAGCATGAGGAACTCACAGGAAGCACCGATGATCTCGGAAAAGTGGAGAAACGGGACTCGGTTTCTCCTTTTGCGGAAGTATCCGAGCACGGGGAAGAAGGTTCAGCTGGAAAACTTTGACTCCATCACTGGAATCACGGCAAGTGGAGATGCTGGGACCATTGCAACGAATACGCTCCTTTTTTGGGAAGGTGCGGCATCGCTCTCGCTCGAACTCTCCGGAGCAACAGGAACAGCGACAATCGCTAAAGATCTCACGTCTCAGGATCTTACGAATTTCCGTCTCCTCTCCTCATGGTTTGTAAAAGTCTATATCCCATCAGGGTTTTCCTCACGGTTCACCTCGTTTACCCTCAAGCATGGGAATGATAGCGGAGTAAATTGGGAGAAAACCGTCACGACCCCGCATGATGGAACAGCATTTCACGATGGAATGAACATTTTGCGCTTTGATTGGTCCAGTGCAACGCAAAACGGAACGGTCGACGAGGCAGCGATGGACTATATGGACCTCACGTTCACCTATTCCGTCGGATCGGCTATCCCGGGAGTCCTTGTTGATGATTTCAATATCCAGCTCGGGACCATGTACGACCTCGACTACTACTCTAACTTCCTGTTCACCTCAGAAGCAGGAGTGTACCTCGAAAAACCCACCGCGCTCACAGATCGGATCATGCTTTCGTCGGAATCCTACAATATCTTTGCCGAGATCGCCGCGATGCTCGCGTGTCGCGAAGTCCGGAGCCTCCAAGACGACTACGATCGACTCTCCAAGAGCGTCGGGTATCCTGTTGACCAGAATGACCCGTTTAAAGGCTCTCTAGGGAACTACAAACGAATGAATCCGAGCGAGCGACCGGTGCTTACGACGGCTTATCATGATTTTGGCGTCTAATTATGACCAAAAAACTCCTCACAACCGAGTATGTAGGATATCAAAATGGCACCGAGGCCACGGCGACTGATCCTCGCGCCTTTGTCGCCGGATCAAAAAACTGGTTGATCGACACCGGACGCAAATCCTTCACATCACGCACTGGGTGTACGTTGCTCGGCGATGCCGGAACATCGAATCTCGGTATCAAGGGAGGGTTCCACTGGCGGACCTCAAACAACCTCTACTTCATTGGGCGATCATACGAACGCTACCTCGAAATTTGGTTTGCCGGAGCATGGACACGCATTATCACCAACCTCTCTTCTCCATACACCCAATTTGCAACATACTACGACAGCACGGAGAAAAAAGACCTCCTCTGCTTCGTCAATGGAGAATCTGCAATCAAAAATTGGTCCGGCGGCGCGGCGCTTATCGCATCGAATACCGCGACCACGCTCACAATGCAGGGATCATATACCGCTTCCACTATCGCTTTTGTGAACGGTGGTGCGAGTCCAGACACCATTACGGACACCGCAAACGGGTTTGTGACGGCTGGTTTTGCTTCTGGGGATACCATCAGTGTCTCGGGGAGCACGAGCAATAACCGAAAATTCACCATCGCGACCGTTGAAGCAGGGACGATCACCTTGGTCCCGGACGATCAGGTCACCAATGAAGCAGCGGGATCGCCAATTTTGATCCATAACGGCTTCCCCACATGGGCAAGTCGTGGCTTTGTCGTGACCGGGACACGTTCGGTCCTCATTGAGGGAGTTTCCTACACCTACACCGGGGGAGAAGACACTTCGGTACTGACCGGGCTTTCCGCTGTTCCTGCGCTGTCCGCGGGAACGATCGTCTTTCAGAGCGTGCGGAGCAACAATAACGCGTCGCCGTTCCCTACTGGGTACACCAATGACTACATCGGAAGCCAGCGGAATCAACTTTATATCGGATCAAAGACCTCACGGCTCATCTTTGGCTCAAAAACGACCTCCTACAGCGACTTTACCTACACCGCGAATCGGTTGCCGGGTGAAGGAATTGAACTCAACCTCGACACGTTTTGCGCCGGGTTTGAGTCGTCAAAGGATGAGATCACTATCTTCGGCGGGGCAGACGATATCTACAGTGTCGCGTTCCAACTCTCCGCAGACAACACCACAGAGGCAATCAGTATCGTCAAAAAGGACACCGCACCAGGGCAAGGGCTCATTTCCCCACTCGCAAAGACCCGTATCAAGAACGCGGTGGCGTATATCTCTCGAGAACCGACCCTCGATACCCTCGGAAACGTCGAAAATATCGCAGGAGAGCAAAATGTTCCGATCTCGGACATCATTAAGCGGGATTTTGACACCTGGGACTTCACCGACTGCTCCATGGTCTACTGGAAACGCAATATCGTTATCACTCTCCCGATGGAAAGCATTATTCTGCTCTACGATCTCCGCTATGGAATGTGGCAAATGCCGCAAGTGTTCGCGGTCGCGGTCGGAATCCTCGCAATTTCCGAAGACGGAGACCTTATTGGACATTCCTACGTCTCCAACGAGTCCTACACGCTCTTTTCTGGGCTCACGGACTCCACGGGGATCGCGGACTTCAATATCACCGCTATCGCCCGCCATGCGTACAACGACCATGGAAAGCCGGACGAGGAAAAGGGCTTTGATATCTACTACGTCGACGGATATATTTCCAATGGAGCACATCTCGAACACCGAGCGTACTATGATTTTGCTGGGGATAAAGGCATCAATACGAAGGAAATCAACGCCGAAGAGGAGCGGTTCTTGTACGGAACGTCCGATGTGAACTATCTCGGCCGCAATCCGCTCGGGTCCAAACCACTCGGAGGTGGCGGCATCGAAACACTCCAAGGGTTGAACCGTTTCCGAAAGGAAATGACCTATCGCGAGAAGCCCTACTATGAGATGATCTCCGAATTCTACCTCGACAGTGAAGGCCAGCAGGCAACAGTCGTGAAGCATGGGCCGAATGTTTCCCTCTTCGGAACCAAAGACGGTTCAATTAGTGACTAAATAATGGTATAATACACACAATATGTTCAAAAAACTCTTCAAAACCACAAGCAATCTGCTCCTCATCTCAATCCTCGGCGTGTCACTCTTCGGAGGGATGATGTATTCGCTCCATTTGTCACAAAAACAGGCAGAAGCCGCCTTTTATCCTGTCCAGGCGAGCACAAAACGCCTTCATACAGGAATTTCTACCGTCTCAACCTCGGTCCGGCTTCGCTCCTTCAACGATCTTGGTGGAAATAAACTTACCATGTCCATGTTTGGCTCGATTGGGTACGTGACGTTCGACCCGGGAATCTCCGGCAAGGAAGAATCTGCGTCATTCACGGGGATCACCGACAACGGGGACGGGACACAGACCCTCACCGGGCTCACGCGCGGTCTCCTTGGTCGCTTGCCGTTTGGGGCAGGAGGAACTTCATACACCCATGATGCAAACAGTTACGCCGTGCTTTCAAACTCCGCCGACTTCTACCGTAAATTCGCTGTGCTCGAGAACGCCCAAACATGGTCCGCAGTTCAGACTTTTGGATCAACCTCTCTCCCGATCGTCGGGATCGACACGACCTCCGCGCAACTCTCCGCGGCGACTAACACCCTCGTCACCTACGGACTCCTCGCTGACACCTCTTTCGCCGGAACCGTCAACGGCTCTGAAACCGTCAAAGGCATCGTCGAACTCGCTACTGCCCTTGAATCCGCTTCCTCAACCGTCCTCGGCGCTACAGGTGCGGGACTCGTCATGCAGTCTCGCTATGCCACCGACACTCCCACTTCAGGCTGTGCAGTAGGTTACACAGGAACCGCAGGTGCGGGATGCTCCGTCATCGCTCGGCTTTCAGGAAAAATCTCTCAACTCTGGCTCGACATCTTCGGGACGAATAACACCTGGACTGGGACGAATACATTTAGTGCGACGACGACGTTCAATGCAACGACAACCTTTAACGGAGTTGCTGATGGACTTGTAAATCTTCAAGAATTTTCCGCGAGTTCCTCGTGGTCCAAACCATCAGGTGTGTCTTCTTCTTCCGTGATGCTTGTAGAACTCTGGGGTGGTGGAGGGGGAGGAGGTACTGGTGCAGAAGGTGGGGGAAATAGAGGAACAGGTGGTGGTGGAGGGGGAGGAGCCTATATTAAAACTTATATGCTGACTTCTGCTGCAACGTCTTCTGTTTTTTGTAGTATTGGGAAGGGTGGTGCATCAGACACGGCAGGAGGAAATACCGTATTTGGAACTTATCTCACTGCATATGGAGGCGGCGCAGGTTCAAATGACCCTGGGAATGCAGGCGTTGGTGGTGGTGGAGGAGGGGGAGGCAGTGCGGGCGTTGGTGGTAATGGTGCTATCAACACTGGCGCAAGTGGTGGAGGTACTAATGGAGGTGCGGCATCAGGTAATGCAAATTCTGGTGGAGGGGCAAGTACTGGTGTCATTAACGCTGGCCAAGGATATGAAGGGGGAGGAGGTGGGGGAGCAGGATCGAACAGTAACGGTAATGGAGGAGCATCTACATACGGAGGAGGTGGAGGAGCAGGGGGGTCTGCCTTTGTTGGTTCTGGTGGCGCAAGTATTTTTGGCGGTGCTGGTGGAGGTAGTACTGGATTGGACACGACTGGTGGAAACGGAAGTTACCCTGCTGGTGGAGGAGCAGGTGGGGTTGCTGATTGGGACGGAGGATCATCCTCTTTCGCAGGAGGAACTGGCGCAAATGGAAAGTGCAGAATAACAACCTGGAAATAACATGTCCATATTACCCGAACAAACAACAGCACTCGCAAATGCGATCCCGGAAGGGGGATACTCCGCGAAGCAACTCATCGACGCTTACAAAACAAGCGATGCTACCTACGCACTCAATTCGGGTAATCAGAACGATCTTTACGCATCCTCTCGATACGCCCGCGGCGCGGTGAGCACGGCAAGTCAGAAACTCGATCAGAACATTGCCCGGACGACCGGGGTGAACCCCGCACCGTATGGATACGGCGTGGATGGAAAACCAATTCCGAATCCGAATGCCTCTGGGCCGGTAAAGGAACATGTCCAAGCGGTCGACTCGGAGAACTTCAAGATCGCCTACGATAAGCAAGGAAACCAAGTTCAAATCCCCAAAAGCGCGAACGCTGCCCAATATGGGTTTACCGACACTCAACCGGTCGGGGGAACTGCCGCAGGAACCGCCCAATCGGGAACTCAAACGGAAGACCCATATGCAAAAGCAATGAGCGACTACAATACGCTCCTCGACCAGAACGCCGCGGACCGCACCACCAAGGACGCCGAGTGGCAGTCCCGCCTCGACGAAACCCAAAAGAGCTTGATTTCTAGCATCGAGAAGAAGTATGAAGCACGACGCTTAAAGATGCAGGACTTGAACTCCCGCATGTTGGAAGGAAAACGTATTGCTGGGATCAGTGCTGGCCGGTCCCGATACGCTCCCGGGATGGAAGAGGGAGTGCTTTCTACTGCTGAACTCGATGGACAAGCACGTCTTGCGGAGATCGACGCCGAAGAACTCTCCCTCATCGCCCAGGCCAAACAGGCCCGGGACGAGGCTTCCTATAATGCGTTTGTGCAATCCATGGACCGCATGGACGCGCTGGCGAAGGAAAAACTCGATGTCATTACCAAATTGCACGAGAATGCAGTGGCACAGGACAAAGCGCTTGAAGACAAGCGGAAGACGCAGTTTTCGGAGTCTCAGACGCTTCAACAGAACTCATTGAAATTGGCAGACTCGTTGGCTCCGAGTGTCTCGGAAGTCCTCAAGGGTCTGAAAAGCCAAGAAGAAAAGACCGCCTACCTCACCGATGTGGGCAAGAAATACGGGGTAGACGCGGAAATTCTTATGTCTTCCATCGGAGAATACGAAACAGGGGCCACTAAAGATGCTCTGGATGTCAAAAATATCGAGAGCCAGATCGCGTCACGCCAAGCCGGAGACGCTCTTGAGGCACGCCGCGAATCCCGACTTGCTTCGCAAGACAAGAAAGAGTCCGTCGCCGCGAAAAAATCTGACGCCTTTGCGAGTATCAACTACCTCCTCACCCCGGAGGCACAGCAGAATGTCACCAAATCAGGCGGCATTCCCTATATGGACGCCAATGGCTATCTGACACCGGAAGGGTTCAAGACCCTCGTATCCGCAGCCGCGGAAAGTGGAGTCTCCCGCAAAGAGTTCCTTGCAGAGTACGGACCGATGCTCTATCTGGAGGAAAACAGCGCCGCTAAGTACGGGATCACCGCAGCGGAGGCAAAACTTCTCAAATCTGCCACGCCAACATCCGTCATTGATAAAGAGTTCATCAAAAAAACATACCCGGACCTCGATGAAGAAGAAACCCTGAATAAAGTGGATGGTTTCAGAAAGGCGGGATATACTGACAAGGAAATCATCGCATTACTCAACAAGGAATAAAAAATATGCCCACCCTCGAAGAACTGGTTACACAAGCGCGAGGATCGACTAAGGAAACACCGGCACAACCAAGTGTCGGTGGTTTGGATCAGCTGGTCGCCGAGGCTAAGGGTGCCGCGCCGATCATGCGGACTCCCACTAAATTGCAACAGTCGGTGCAGACGACCTATCCAGAAGCACGTCCGGAGCCGGTCGACACCAAAACGGTCTTCCAAAAATACCAAGACTGGGCAAAGGAATCACAGGTACAGGTATACAAGGATATTTCCCGTGGTTTCCTTGGACTCACGAACATCGGCTATGGGCTGAAAGGTATTGCGTTTGAGAAACTGGGCAATGAGAAGGCAGCAAAGGAAGCATTCGACGAGTATCTCCGCGGAGAAGAGATTGCACAGGAACAATTCGCTCCCAAGATCGGGACATACAAAAACGTCAACTCACTCGGTGGTGCGGCGCAATACGCGCAAGAGGCATTGCTCGAGAATCTTCCCATGTTCATCCCGTCTATTTTGACCGGTGGAATTGGTGCAAAGGCCGCAGAATTTTCGGCGCGTGGGATGGTTGCCAGTATGGTGGAGAAGCAAGTGGCAAAAGGACTCACCAAAGAAGCCGCGGAGCGCATTGTTGCCAAAGAAGTCACAAAAAGGATTGCGGTTGGCAGTACGATCGGAGCGGCACCGTCTGCGGTCGGGATGGAAACAGGATCGATTGCCGGAGACATCTACCGTGAAACGGGAGAGATCAAGTCTGGGAGCGCGTTTGCTGGTGGACTTGCGGCCGGTGCGCTTGATGTAGTCCCTCAGGTGATGGTGCTCAAAAAGGTATTTGGACCGAAAGTGGCATCCGAAATCACCGGCATTATGCTCAAAAAACTTGGTTTTGAAGGATCGAAACAGTTCTTGGTCGAAGGCGGCACCGAAGCGATCCAGACCTTCATCGAAAATGGCACCGTGTCCTTTGAGTCCGGGAAACCTTTCCTCAATGAAAAAACGCTCGACGAAATGGTTGACGCATTTCTCAAGGGTGGAATCGCTGGCGGCGGGATCGGCATTGGCGCAGAACTCTTTGACCAGGTGCGCAGCGGCGCAAAACTCACGCCGGAGCAGATTGCTGGGATCGAGCAGACCGGGCTTGGGGAACAGGTCCGCACCGCTGTTTCCGCGAATGGACAGGAAACGGTGATCTCCGACATCGAAGAACAACTTGGAGTAGACTTCCCGACCGCAAGCAAGATTGTGCAGATCGCAACAACTCCGAAAATCCCGACTCCTGAGGACATGGCACGCGACCTCCAAGCGATCCGCGACAACGTTGAACGCGCAGTAGCCATTCAAAAGCAAACGACCGAAGAGCTCGTCCCGAACGTCAACGCCCTCATTGAAAAGGTGAGCGAAGCAAAAGGAGACATCTCCGCGCTTGAAAAAGAACTCGAACAACTCCAAAAGATGCGCGAGGAACTGGAAAAGCGCCCGGAAGAAGAAGCAAAGATCGCTGCAGAGGCTATTTCGCTCCTCCCTGCTCCAAAATCCATGAAACTACTGGAAGCACCGAAGGACATAGAAAACGGCGATACGGTCAAAATCACGACAAAGGCGACGGGTGTAGCACGTGACGCTGAGGTCGTCGAAGTCCGCAAAGATTCCGTGGTCGCAGTGATTAAGGGAGACGCACATTTCCCGGAAGTCCCCATGGTCTACCCAATCGAACATTTCACCACAAAAATCAACCCTCCGAAAGAGAACGCTGGCGAAGCATACGCAATTTTTGAAGCAAAAAAGCAGGCGAGACGGGAGGCTTTCATAAAATCCCAGCAAGAACGAGTCCCGGAACTCCGCTCGAACGCGGAAAAAGCAAAGAAACACCCTGCTATTGCGAAGACGTTCACGAAAAAAGCGGACGAGATCGAGGGGAAGCAAGTATCTCCTAAACGCGCCGAGGCAGAGAAGAAACACGCAAAGGCAATGGCGAAGACCGAGGGGACGGCAGAAGACAAGGCAAAAGCAGAGGCATTCCCTGTTGGCGTTGGGTTTGGAACAGCAAAGCAGCAACAAAAGGGAGCTGAGTCGATTGACCGTACGATAAAAAATGCCACAGCAGAGGTGAAAGCGCGTGCGGAGCTGAAAAATATCACCGACGCAGAAAAAGGGTATGCCAAAATTACCGAGCGATACGCCGAAGCACTAGAAGCACAGCGAACAGGAAAGACAAAGAGTGGCATGGAAATCACAAAGGAAATGGCGAAAGAGCTCAAAGCAATCATTCGTCGCCTAGAGGTGCAGATGGGACGCGCGGAGCGCATGTACAAATTCACGCGCCCGTCGTTTGAAACTCCATCACCTTCCCGAGAGCAGGAAGCTGATATAAAGCCAGCAAGTAGCGTTGTTGGGGAGCTAACACTCGACGAAATCTTGGAAAAGAAGTTCAAAGGTCTGTCGGACAACGCACTATTCAAAAAAATCCAAACAAAAAAGGGGAACGTCGATGATGAGTCCTACGAGTTTAATCGTCGCTTGAAAGCAAAAGGAATGACTACTGAGGAGATCAGTGCTCATGTGGACAAACTTGTAAACCAAAAAACGCCAGAACAGCAGAAGGCAATCGACCTTGCCGAAGATACGTCGAAACTGCGCAAGCTCGCGGAAGAATCCACATCGACGTTCAACAAGTTCAGAGACGATGCGGTGGATATGTTCGGAACAGACAAATTGCAACAAATGATTGAAGACATGGGCGAAAAGAGCCTTGTGTCTTTCTACAACCGAATGAGGATGGGACAAATGGAGATATCAAAACCAGCTGCAAAAGTTTTAACGGACGACGAAGCATACAGCCTTGCAGAAGCAGAGTGGAGAGAGGAACAGGAGAAAGGAAAAGAAGCATACGAATTGTATCAGTTTGATAGCACTTTGGATTTTGCGCTAAAGGAAATATCCACAGACTCAAAGAATATGAGAGGTACGCAGAGCGAGTTGTGGGATATGTACCGTAATAAGAAAGGAACTAAAGAGGAGCGCGTTGCTTTGATGTTAGGTATTCTCCGTGAGAGGAAAGAGAGGTTGCTGGAAGCAAAAGAACAGTTTGACAAGGAAAAACAAGCAGAGGAAAAACCTACTGGCGCACTCACTCTCGAATCTGCTCACAAAATCGTCGATAACATCCGCACTGGAAAAACCACGGCGGAAGAACTCAAATCAAACTTTGAGCAATTTGTTGCACAGAAATCCATGTTCATCGAGGAGATAGGAAAGATGAGCAAGGAGGATATCATGAAAAAGTACCGTCTCGGATACCGCGCGCGACCATCCGACAAGAAAGCAGCTCTCGTCGAGCACGCATACAGATCCATGATCGATGCGTTCACTCCGAATAAAAACTTTTCCTGGTCTCCGTTCTCGGAAACCATCGAGCAAGCGACCGCACGGATTGTCTCAACTGTCACCGATGAAGACATCCAAACTGCCGCAAAGGAGCGCGAAGAAGCGATCGCACGACGCGATGCAGAACGTGCAAAGGTTGCAGAAGGAATGAAAAACCCGCAGACACTTGAGGACTTCCGTAATCTCGCAGACGCAAACGGATTGGACTCTCTCACCACTGAACAGCGGATCAAGTACGATGAACTCCAAGCCCAAGCGGTAAAAGAGCGCACAGAGAAGGAAATCAAGCAAAAAGCACTCGTCCGTGGAGTGGACGCTGGCGTGGGCTTTGAAATCAAGCAGACTAAGCACACCAAGACAGGGGAAGATATCTTTATCGTAACCATGGGCGCACGTGTGGAAAATGATATATATTCACAACTTGTAAAATCGGCAGGAAAAATAGGAGGATATTACTCAAGGTTTTCAAAAGGTTTTATTTTCAAGACCCCAGAAGATGCAGAGGCATTCATGAAGGCTGGACAAGGTGAAACCGTCGACGCTTCTGAGAAAATTACCGAGCGCAAAGAGGAGCAGAAAGGCAAGACGACAAACAAACTCGCAGCTGCGGCGGAAACGCTCGAAGAACGCGCAACCGAGAAACTGAACCAAGACCGAAAGGCAAACACCGCACGACGCGCAAGTATGGCCGCAAGCGCAGAAGCAGATGCGCGGTATGACATCCAGCTCGCGCGCACGATGAAGAATCTTGCCGGGGCAATCGCATCAGGTCGGGCAAAGTTCCTCGATGGGATCACCGCAAAGACTCATATCGAACAGATTGAGTTGCTTATTCGACGCGCAAAACAAAGAGAACTCAACAGAAAATACCCGGACTACGGAGAACGATTGAAACATGCCGATGAGCCCGTTACAGATGAAACTATCTCCGAACTCCGCGTAGAAGATATATTCTATCCCTCAAAAGGAGAAATATGGCAAAAGGAAATCATTGAACCGAACTTGAATAAGCCGGGGATGAAACTTCTTGCACGCCGTTTTCAAAAGATCATCCCGCAAGGAGAAAAGGAGTGGCGCCCAGGGAACCCGGATGCTGCTGATGGGGTGTACGAACTCATGATGTCCACAAAAACATCCGCATACTCACCAATACGCAACGAAATGGAGAGTTACCGCCGTCTCCGCACGATGGGAGTGGTTTCTTTGCCACAAATGCGTGCAATGATCCGAGAATATGTCACTTTCCGTGGCGATGCGGTCGAAGCTGACAAAGCCAAGGAACTTGAACGCGCCCTTGTGGGTGCAAAAGTAGGCTTCGACTTCTTCCCTACTCCTAAAGGTGTAGCGTCACAGATGGTCCAAGAAGCAGGAATAACCGCTGGAATGAAAGTCCTTGAACCATCCGCAGGAAACGGAAATATCGCCGAGGCAATCAAAGAAGCAGGCGCAACGCCGGACGTGATTGAACTCTCCTCACAGCTCCGAGAGGTACTCGAAGCAAAGGGCTTCAACGTCGTCGGGCAAGACTTCCTCGATCATACTGATGGAGGCTATGACGCTATCGTGATGAACCCGCCGTTCTCGAACAACGCGGATATTGAACATGTCCGACATGCGTACGACCTACTCGCTCCGGGCGGTAAACTCGTCTCTATCGTCGGTGAAGGAGCGTTCTTCCGCTCAGGAAAGACCGAGAGCGCATTTCGTGACTGGCTCGACACAATGGGTGCAACGGTTGAGGAACTTCCCGCAAATACATTTCAAGACAAGTCCCTCATGGCAACCACCGGAGCAAATGGACGTATGGTGACCATCGAAAAACCCAAACCAGACTTCATGCTCCGAGATGAACTCGGACGCTTTGCCACCGAAGAGCAAAAAAAAGATATTGAAACACTCAACGGTGAAAGTTTCTTCATTGATACCTCAACCTTGAAACTCGCAGGTGATTCCGAGTTCAACGACGCAATGGGCGATGTGCTGACCGGTCAAAAAAGCATGACTAATCTCCCTGTCCTTGTCCTGAAAGGAGAAGATGGAAAATACTCGATCATTGATGGACGACATCGTGTCGCGGAGGCGATGCAAAAAGGAGAAACAAGCGTGCTTGTGACGGAGGACAAGAAACTTTACGATACCGTCGCAATGGATATGGCTGAATTTGCCCGGAAAGACCTCGAAGATATGATTGAGGAGAAAATGTCCGGGCCACTTATGGACGAAACCGCAGTACGGCAACAACTCGCGGACATCACTTCCCGACTCAACTACGACATCCCCGTTTCGTTCTACGATAACCTTTTGACCGGTGAAAAAGTCCCCGCATTGTTCTCCATGGGCGACAAAGACCAACGCGCATGGGGCGTGACCTACGGCGGAACGATGGCGTTTGAGAAAAAAGTCCCCGCGTGGACCGCTCCGCATGAAATCATCCACTTTACCCTCAACAACCTCGACAAGATGGAAGCGGACTTTGGCGTGACGCGCATGGAACTCCTGACCGCCGCTAATGATGGCATTTTGCCCCGTAGCGCTGATGAAGAGCAGAAACTGGGCGAAGACCTCTCCCACCGTTTTGAGAGCGCGTGGAAGGCATCACAGGACGGAAAAGCCCATGCAGAAAAAGGCATCATCGGACGTTTCTTCGATACCCTCATCTCGTTCATTAAGCGTATCCTGAACATCACTCCAGAACACAGCGAGGTTATCCAACAGTTCTATGACAAAGTGCTGTACATGCGCCGACGTGGCGCGGTGATTCGTGGCGCGAAAATGGATCTTGCGCGTTTTGAAACAGCACCCGGAGTGTTGAACTTTGGGAAAGAAGGAGCTTTTGCGAGAAAAAAGATCGTTCGTCCTGGGTATACTTACGAAATTCAAGGTGCGGGAAAGATAGGAGATCTGCGAAATGAAGCAAGAACGATCGTCAAAAATTATATTGACCTCGTCAAAGAGGGGGTTTCGAGCGGCGACATCTTGAAGAAGTATGATGCATCGGACGTGGTGATTTTAGATGTTGAGATTTTTGGAAGTCGCGCGTCAGGAACGGCATCGGAGGACAGTGATCTCGATGTGCTTGTTTCGTACAACGGAACGATTGATCGTTTCAAGATGCAAGACATCATGCGGAACTGGAATTACGAAGCAGGCCGAGAAATACATGGTGGTGGTGAAGCAAGTATTGCCAACAGATACACTGATTTCACGTTTACCAAAGGAACGATTGAATCGTATCTCTCCAAAGGAGAAACCGAGTATCGACCCTCATTCATGCGCAAAGAAATGACCCCCGAGCAGTTCGACGCACTCTCCGAAGACGAACAGCGCGATATCATCGCCCAAGAAGCCATGGAGGATCTCATCGGGTACGATACCCTGTCCCCGATCGAAGAACTCGCCGAATCCCTGCTCAACGGATCACAAAAAGTGAGCATCCGCACGGACATCAAAAACGACATCCGCGAAACAATGGGAAACGCGCTCTACATGCGTATGTTCCGAAAGAATGCGGTCGAATCATGGGATGAACTCACGGCAAACCTCAATGATTCGTTGGGAACGTCCTACAGCGGAAACGATCTCGTCGATGTGGTGATTGCCCGGGACAAAGCCCGAAAACTCGCCGCGCATGAACAGGCAGTCGCCCGAAAGCAAGCGCGGCGGGAACGCGCACAGCAGATCGCCGAAGCAAAGACCCAGGCCGAGAAGGTGAAACTCATCAAGGACATTGAAAAAGACCTCACACGGAAACTCCTGGCGAAAAAGTACACCATCAAGCAATACGTCACCGCGATCGAGCGGAGCCGAAAGGAAGGCTTTAAGAAAGGCGTGCGCACGCAGGGCGACCGCGCAAAGCGAGTCAACGCCATTGCGGAAATCCTTGGACTTTCCGACGCACAGGTACGGAAAATCCTTCATGGCCGGGACTTCCGTATCATGACTGACCCAGTATTTGAGGACTTTATTGTTGAAATGGAGCGCATGGGGGAAATTGTCGCGGAACATTCCGAAGCAATGGTGCAACTCATGGGAACAATCTTCGATAAGGAACTCGTTCATGTTGAAAATCTACAAGCCGCGCTCGACATGCCGAAGCAAATCTCTCAAATGACCACCGCGCAGCTCCGGGAACTCGAAGCAATCCTCTCAACCTATGAGGTGGGAGATGTCTTCCTTGGTACACGGACTCTTGAAACCATCGACCGGACCGACCTTGTGGGTATCCGAACCTATCGCGAAGCCAAGGCGAGACTCGCAAAAGAAACAGGAGTCCCGTTTGCGGAACTGGAAAAAATCAAAGTCGGAGAACTCGACCGCTTCCGCTGGGATGCACTCTTGCGCGAACAGAATGTCTTTTACCGGATGCTCGTGGATACCCTGAATCACGCATTCTTGAAGGGAGATGCGCGGACAATCGCTGTAGAAAAACAACTGAACGCCCTGATTAAATCCGCCCGGAAGAGCCGTATGAAGCGCATGAATCTCGGACAGAAAATCATCCATACCTTCATCAACACCGATAACTTCATTTTTGACTGGCTTGAATCAGGCCTCGAAGGAAAACAGGAACTTGCGGAACTCATGACCCGTGAGGAAATGGCGGCCGCACTTTACATCCAAGAGTATTTTGTGAGCGCCCGCGATCATCTCGTCGCCAATGAAATGATGAAAGAGTACCGGGAAGACTACATCACGCACATCAAACGGGGATTTTTGGAGGCATGGAAGGAGGACGGAATCAAAGTCGCCGTGCAGGAAATCATAAAGTCCCAAGAGCAGGACCAGGCAAGTTTCACTATTCTCGACAAAAAGACCGGGCAAATTCTTCCCATCGAGAAGTTCTTCGGATACGCACTTCATCGTGTAGGAGTGGTGAAACCGACAAAGAACGTCGCCACCGCAGTCCTCGGGTATGCGAGACAGTTCGAGCGCAAGAAGGAATATGACGCAATTCTGCCGAAAATCAACGCCTACACCCGCGCACTCACTCCGCTCGAGACAACAAAGGGAGGAGTAGTGATGGATGAATCGCTGCAAACATTCGTCAACACCTGGGTAAACTCGAAAAAAGGCCGTCGCGCAGAGCCGATGTGGACTCCGGGAGGAAAGATTGACTGGGTGATCCACGCGATTGATGTATTTTTGACCATCAAGTATCTCGGTTTCAATGTCGCGTCAGGGCTCACCTCGCACATCGGAGAGTTTATGGGAACGTACTACACGCTCGGAGAACAGAAAACCGCGCTTGGTGTTGGAAGACTTGTTGTACCGAAAGGACGCGCGTTTGTGGCAAAGTATGAAGAATTTGTCGGCCGCACTCCGTGGGACAGTCTGTTTGAAATGACACAAAGTATGCCGACCAAACTCTTTGAGGCCGGGCTCATGGGACTCTTCAAGAGCGGGTCCGTCCGGGCAAACAAGATCCATCTCCTCGGTTCGCTCACCAAGGAAGAATGGGAGAGTGGAGAAGTCTCATCAGAGCGCCTCACAGAGATGAAAGCAGAACTCGGACGATGGCGCGTGGTGGAAGGTGGAGAGTCTATCATGGGCAAAACAACCTTTGGTTCTGTGGTCAAACGCTTCAAGACGTGGGCGTTCGTCATGGGGAACCGCGCGGCAAAAGATATCGTCGAAGTGACAAAACTTCTTGCGCATGGCGAAATAAAGGATACAATGAAATCACGAGAACTTCATGAACTCGCTCGCATCGCAATTACCGGAGCACTTCTCTACCTCATTGTCCAAAGTATGCTTGATGATGAAGACCAGAAATACAAACCCGGAGAGACATTCCTTGAGGAAATGAGGAGAAAGGCTATCCGCGATGCGTATTCCGTCTACCAAGCGCTCAGTCCCGCGACCCTCCTGTCCGCTCCGGTCATGCTTGATTGGTTCGTGAATCTGGGAAAAGCAATAAACTCGATCATCGCAGTGGAAGAATACAAAACAACGAAAAAAGGAGAGTACCACAAGGGCGACCTGAAAGGTGTGAAATCTCTCGAGCGACTTATTATCCCCTCAATACTTCAATAACATGGCAGGACTCATCTTTTTAGTGGTTGTTGTTTTAGGACTTTGCTCTCTTGAGGGCAAGGCTCATTCACAGGAAGTTCATTATGAGAAGTAACGTGGTATAATTATGCCTATGAAAGAATATCGCATTCTCCTCATTCGGAACCGGCTCGATCTCGATATCAGTGACTCCGTGTTCAAAACAATCCAGTTTTTTGCGGAACGGACCCCGATGAAAATCATCGTTGAAGAGATGGTCGGGCAACTCGATATCAACATTGGGGAGTGGGGAGTGTGCGACAAAGACGGCGTTTCCCTCATTGGAACGCTCGGCTACCGTCAGTATCTCGAAGAAAACAATATCGACGGTGCAAAATATAACGCCATCGTCCTTGCGTATGACCCGAGCAAGACTGCACGCTGGATTCATGACGCAGGTAACGTGCCTGGACTACGCCACTGGACGCACTGGGAAACCTTCAAAGGGGCTGCGTTGATCGAGATCGGAACAATGCCCATGTGGGGACTTGCTGATTTTTTCCGCGTCCTCAGTCACGAACTCCTCCATGCGTTTCATCTCTCCACACGAATGAACGGAAACCCGACCGAGGACACGATGGACCTCTACGACGAGGAAATGGTCCCGGAAGCACCGCACGGAAACCGCGCGCGGAACATCGCGGAGATCACTGGAATGAACGCATGGGACGAAGTAGAGTCTCAACCACTCCTTGTCAAAATGCTCCTCCTCTTGAAACTCCAGGTGCAACTTTACCAGATCAAGCAAGCTGAAAAAACCATGTCACAAAAAATCGAATTATGGGCCGATGCGATCAAGCAACACGAGGGATGGTACAAAGGTTCCCGGTCCTACAGAAACAATAACGAGGGGAATTTCAAGTACAATCCTAGCGGATATCGATCGATTTACGGTGCTGTCGGACGAGACGCTGATGGATTCGCGATCTTCCCGACCTATGCGCTCGGAAGACTCTACCTCATCAATTTCCTCACCGCCGCCGCTTCCGGGAAGAGCCGTGTGTATCGACCAGATATGTCTCTCTATGAGTTCTTCTCCACGTATGCACCTTCGCAGGATCACAACGATCCGAAACACTATGCGGAGGTCGTTGCCGAACGAATGGGTGTCGAACCATCCGTCATTATCAAAACACTGTTATAATATGAACACTGAATCACTCAAAAAGCGCGCAAAATCGTTTGTATGGCGCGCAGGAATGATGCTCGCGGCTGTGTTGGTAGATTTCCTCTTGCAATCGCTCGGGGATCTCAATCTCAATGCGTCCGTCACCGTCGTTCTCGGTTTACTTCTCGGGGAAGTCTCTAAACAACTGAACCAAAAAGGAGTATAATTGTACCGGTTGCTCTGTAGTGTGCGTACAATTCATAGGATCGTTTCCATCCAAACACTGAACCGCACCCTTCCCGGGTGCTGTTTTGTTATCCACAGTTTGGATGTTTCACCACTTCGGGTGTACACTTTGCATGTACTTCTTTGACTCGACAGCGTGTGCAATTTTTACACTTGAACCAGCACTTTTCATATTATGCGGTCTTCTCGAGTAAGAAAAACACAATTATCGCACCGGTCAGAGATACCCCAACCGTGAAGCCATGGGGTAACATCGTACTAAAACAAGAAAGACGCTAGGGGGCGTCTTTTTTGTATTCCGTGAGATCGAATTTTATATACTCTTCCCCTTTCTTCACATCGACTTTGCAAAACTTCCATTCGTAAATATCCTTATCATTAAAGCCATATTTTGACGCTATCGCATCTTGAAGACACTTCACCAGGTTGTCTCCATCGGATGCTTTTGAGGAGACACCGAACTCATATTGCACTGAGAGTTTTCCATGAGGAACTTCCAACTTTGGAAGCAGGATTGCAAGATCATTTTTATATTGGCGCAACTCTTGAGTATCAAATCGTCTTCCACGGTACGCATGATTCAACGAAAGGGGCTTGATGGAAATGTGATACATGGTGCAATGTTATCACACAAAAACTTTATCCACTATCCACACTTGCATGACTTCGTGAAGTCGTATATGATTGAGAGACACGCAGAGTATCGGGAGGGCTTCTTGCGGAACCCTCCCGGGAAAAGCGTATTATTCATCATATTTTCCTCATGGATAAATATAAGCACAATACCGTCCGTTCCACGAAGAAGGAGGATGTGTTGATCGAGAAGGTCGTCAAGGCACTCTCGAAGCGAGAAAAGACGAAAATCTCCATCTCGCAGATGTTCCTCACTGCAATGAAGGGACTTGCGGATCAACTTGAGATCCGATAAACACAAAACCGCCCTGGTGGGACGGCTTGCGACAGAATCAATCTATTACCTGGTAACAATAATTGTAACACATATGACAGAAAAGACAACAGAAACTGTGGAAAAAGTGAGTCACGCAAACATCTATGCGGCACTCTCCGCTTTTCAGGGAGAAGAATTGACCATCAAAAAAACCAAGCAATTTGGCAAAGACGACGACCGAATGAAGTTCATGTACGCATCACTCGATGATGTACTCGACGTAGTGCGTCCACTCACGAGCAAGCATGGCCTTTCATTTTCATGGGAATCTGCCGGAGAAGGAAAGATCCAGTGCGTGCTCTACCATGAAACATTCAAACCTGCGTTTGAAGAATCATTTGAAAAAGATGGTGTTCTTACCACAAGAAAAACACCGGAATCAAACGTGCTCCGTTCTGCACCTATCACGGTTGCTCGCGCAGGAGACATGAAGACGATCGGGAACAATAGCACGTATGCCCGGCGCTTTTCACTTTCAGAGGTACTTGGTGTTGCTTCCGAAGAAGACAAAGACGCTCCGCTTGAAGAAGAGTCCGCAAAGAACGCGGTCAAAACTCTCTTCGTTTCGTTCAAAGACAAGATACAGAAAGGAACCAAGGAAGAAGTCGAGAAGGCAATCAAAAGTATCAACTCCGACCTCGCGCTCCTCGACGCAAAGAAGGCTCCGAAACTCGGACTCACTATGGAAAATTACGAAGAACTCGGACGGCTCGCGGAGGCGAAACTGTCCGCACTTGGAATCAAGGAGGACATAGAGCATGAAGAACCAACAGTAACCGTCAAATAATATGCTCATAGAGAAATACGACTCCCAAGAGGAGTGGATGCTTGCACGCCGTGGTCGCGTGACCGGGACACGGCTCAAGGACCTCATCGTGAAGCGCGGAACCGGAAAGAAAAAGGGCTACTACGAAATTATCGCCGAGCGACTCTCTGTGCCACGAGACGACGAAAATCCAATGGAGCGCGGGAAACGACTTGAAAGTGAAGCAATCGCACGATTCATGATCGAAACTGGGAAGGACGTAAATACTGATCTCGTCATTTGGTCCCGCGAAGATGATCCAAACATCGCAGTCTCCCCAGACGGATACATCAGCGAATACGAAGGCGTGGAGTGTAAATGTCTGAACTCCGCAAGTCACATCGAGGCCCTGTTGACGCAAGAAGTCCCGAGCGAATATCAGGAACAGATCACCCAGTATTTTTGCGTGAATGACTCCCTCGAAACGATGTACATGGTCTTCTACGATACAAGCATCGGATACGGCAAAGACTTCTTCTACCTCACCGTGCACCGTGACGAAGAGAAAGTCCAAGAAGCACTCGCGATCGAGCGCCGGGAACTGTTTGACATTGACCAGATTGTAACCAAACTCAAAAATGAATGATATTCAATTCAAAGCGGAACTGTGGGAAATACAGGTATGGATTATGTGGATTCTCGCGCTCATGCTGTGGGAAACAGGTCACACCGTTCTCTTCTGGGTGGTACTCGCATGGAGTATTATCTCGTTCATCGGAGCAATCCTCACCGCAGGGAAAGGTAAATTACTCGAACAAGGAAAACTCAAAGACTAACATGGAAGAAACAACCATCACCTCACTCGCGGACTATACCGCGCTTGAAACATCACTTCACACACTCGCTGGGCGTGCAAAGAACGTCACCGAACCCGACAAAAAACTCCGTATCGAACTTCGTGATGCCCGAGTGTGGCTCGAAAAGACTGGAAAATTCCTCCGAGACGACTACAACAGACTCGCAAAAGACGTGATCGCAAAGGAGAAGGAACTTATTGGAATTATCGCACCCGCCGAGGAAGCCCTAAAATCGCTCGAGGATGCAGTTGAAGCAGAGAAAGAGAGACTTTACCGTGTTTCGCGTTTTGAAGAGCGTAGCGAGCGCCTGGGTGCCATAGGCGTGACATTGGAGGCTGGCGTGAGCGTACTCATGGACGACAAAGCCTTCGAGGTCTATTTCCAAGAGCAACAGACTGCGGTGAACGCACAGAAACAAGCCGAACTCGAAGCCCGTGAACGAAAAGTCCGCGAAGAAGAGGAACGCCAAGCGAAACTCAAACGTGATGAGGAATGGGCGGAGAAAATCCGCGCAGAGGAAAAAGCAAAAGCCGAGCAAGCCGTGAAAGACGCCGAAGCCCGGGCGCAACGTGCGGAGCAGGACGCCAAGGACAAAGCCGACCGGGACGAGCGCGACCGAATCCAACGCGAAGCAGACGCAAAAGCAGAGAAGGAGCGTAAGGAGGCTGAGGAGAAAAAGAAAATTGAAGCAGATATCGCATATCAATTATGGCTCGAGTCACTCGGATACACCAAGGAAGACGACGCATCGTTTGTCATTGAAAATAACGGGAAAACAGTTCGATTATCAAAGGTTCTTGGGTACTACACCATTGAATAATATGGAAGAAACTGACGACCGAGAATTTTCCGTATTCGAGATTGACATGTGTATCACTACTCTTTCGCGTTTGAAAAAACTATTAGAAGAGAAAAACCCATTGACAGCAACAATAACAGGAATGACTATCGACATGCTTAAAAGCGTAAAAGAAATGCCAAGTGTCCCCAATACCTCCAAAAGTTAAAGCCGAAATCCTAGCAGACCCCTACTACAAGACCTGCGCTCGCTCCCAAGAGGGCGAGTGTGAAGGTCGGGTGACGTTTGAGCACGCATGGATCTACGGGTCGAAGCAAATTCAAGAAGTGTGGGCTATTATTCCGATTTGCGCATACCATCACGCGGTAGATGAATTTCAAGACGGTGACGGACTAGATAAGGGACTGAATCAGTACATCGCGCTATGTCGCGCTGATATTGACGACCTGTGCGCTCGTATGCCAAAGAAAAATTGGCGACAGGAATATAAATATCTTCACTCAAAATATGCAACATCTTAAAAACGCACTTATCATGTTTTTTGGAACAGCTGTAGCAATGGATTTTGCTACACAGAATTGGTCTTTAGTTTTGTATCACATATTGTGCGGGCTTGTGTTCGTACCAGTGTTATTCAATGAAATTCTTAACAAAAAATTATGAAACGCTCTTTTGACTTCATAGGCACAATAAAACCCGGTGGAATTTCATTCGGAAGCGAATTTAATCGTGGTCGCTTTCTCGACTGGACAAAAAAAAACGTCGGGCAACGTGTCGGTATTTCCCTTCTGTTACCGGAGAGCACAAAACAAAGAGGATTTTTTGAGGGGGCGGTATGTCCTTTAGTGGCATTTTATCAGGAGGGACTCAACCATCTTGACCCAGAAGACGTTAAAACAGTGCGCGAAATGTTGAAAGTGGAGTTCAACGGCGTGTATGTGAAGATAGGTGGAAAGTCCACAAAGATAGGCGGAAGCACCAAGGGCGAGCTTAATCAAGGCTTCCTCGACAGGGTATGTGATTTCATTGAGGAACAGTATGGAGTTGACCGTGGAGTAGTGTTGAACCCTGCCACGTACAAAGATTGGCGCGATCGCGTGTACCCGGAAGGAGGTCCGAGCAACTTCATCGACTACATGGTTGAGATAGGTCTTTTACAGGTACCGGAAGAGAAACAGTAAAAAATTTTGCACAGTTGTGTGAAGATTGTGTGAATGTGTGATATAATAGTTTGAGCCATTTATGGCAGTCTTGCACCTTTTGTTATTCCTATCTCTACTTGCAAGGCGGAGATGGGAAGAACAAAGGGAAACATCTCGAGCATGAATGGCTACTTTATCAGTAGTTCACTTTTGTATGGATTCAGGATGGATCAAAATACATAGAAAAATGTTACAGAGTGAAATTTGGGTGAATAAACCATCTTCATGGAAAATTATTTGGTTATATATCCTCACAAATGTAGCACACGAAACACAAGGTTCTTTTGTTCGTGGTCGCGGATTTTTTAACTTTTCGCAAGACAAAAGGAACATTGGTATAGATATATCAGACGATAATATCAAGAAATGTCTAGTTTATTTACGAACGCGCACGATGATAAGCACGACGAGAAGCACGAGAGGAATGTACATTACAGTGTTGAATTACAATGCTTATCAAGAAAATGATAAACTAACAAGCACGACAGAAAGCACTACGCCGAGCACGAGAGAAGCACGAGAGAAGCACGAGAGAAGCACGCCGATACACAAGAATGTAAGAATGAAAGAAGTAAATACAAATACAGGCGCGTCTGAAGATCTCGAAGTTGATGATGTGGAGTTCATCCCGGAGGAACCAGAAATCCGAAAACGAAAAGAGACGTTTGAACTCCCAGACTGGCTCGACAAAGAAATATGGGCCGAGTGGGAGTCTCACAGGGCCGCAATTCGCAAGAAATTGACCGTAGCGAGTATTAAACTGCAAATACGTATGTTGGACTCAAATCGCTCTGATCACGTCGCTATCATCGAAAATAGCATCAAAAACGGGTGGACCGGATTATTCCCGATCGATCCAAAGAAAAACCCTGGTAAAAAACAGCTCGGAAACGTGTGGAGCGACAAGAACAGCACACAGATCCAAGACTTTATTCGCAGCAAACAAAAACAGTCATGAGATATTCCTCCGCAGATATTGAAAATTGCCCGGTAGTGAAAGACGCGATGATCCGCGCGAAAGGACAAAATAAAGGCTTGCTCCTCTACGGCACCACCGGGTCCGGGAAGACCTACGCACTCTACGCGCTCGGGAAACAAACGAAAATCGAGTACAAAATTGAAAATTGGGTAGAACTCATGCTCGAAGTCCGCGATAAGGTTTCAAGCGGAAAGCAACTTGGGGTGATTATCAACGATCTCTGCGTGAATGACGTACTCGCAATCGACGATCTGGGGGCGGAAAATCAAACCCAGTTTAGCCAAGAAGTGCTATACATCCTCATCAACCGTTTTTATATCGCGGAAAAACGCATCATCATCGCTACGAATCTCACACTCGCGGAACTCGCGACAAAGTATGGAGATCGTGTCTTCTCCCGCATTGTGGAGATGTGCGAACTTGTGGAACTTTCCGGTGCAGACAAACGCCTAAATTGAGTTATTCACATTTCTATTTGCACGACTTCGTGAAGTCATATACACTGTAGGTGTTACTCGTCATTCATAACCATATGATTTGTCCAGAAGCATTAAAAGAACCATCATGAAAACAAAAACAATTCGCATCGCAGTGGCAATGGAGCCGGATGGAAGTGATTGGACCGCTATGGCCGCACCCCGTAGTGATGACGAGAACGCTAATTCCGCGGTTGAGTGCATGTCCAACAGGGCAAACGTCCACTTCGTCACTGCCGAGATCCCGCTCCCCGAAGATATTATTGGAGTAGTAGAACCATCATGACCGAATCCTGCCCCCACTGCAACGGGCTCATCCAAGAAGACGGACGGTGCTATGTGTGTGATTATCAGGTAGAGAAATGAATAATAGGGTATGCCAATAAAAAACTACACAACAACAAAAGGCGCTTCCTATCATCTGAACGTCCTTCAAGAAGCACTTGTCTCTCATGGAGCAGTAGGGATGCAGATGATGTACGATGGAGAAAAAAGAATATCATCGGTCCAATTCGCCATCCCGTTTAAGGACGGAAAGAATGTGTCTTTTGCACTCCCATGTGAGTGGCGAAAGTTTCAACAAGTGCTCAAAAATCAAAAGGTGAAGAGATGGGATGAAGACGAATACGCATACCGAGTGGCGTGGGCGAACATCAAAGACTGGGTGCTTGCTCAAATGGCACTCTATGAAAGCCAGATGGTCGATATGCCCCAGATATTCCTTCCTTTTGCGGTCAATGCAAACGGGTCAACCCTCTACGAAGCAATGATGAAAAACCCGTCACTTTTACTGGGAAATGGAAGTGAATAGCATGTACAATTTCCGCCTACTCAACCTCTTCCGCATCACCCGCCGTCGTCTCGAACAGTCCATTGACCAACGAGACTGGGACGGGAGGAAAGAGGAGGAGAACGTGGGATACGTGCCCGAGTATTATTTAACAGATGAGCAGATTAAAGAGAGATATTTATGATGGAACCAATGTTTTACGGATTAGGTTGGATGTTTGGTTTTATGGGAATCGCGTCTATTGTTTGGGTTTTGAAAAAGTAGAGTTCTTTGAAATATCGGAATCGATCCTCCCATCCTAAGAGTTCGTTACTCACTTTGCAGTAGTCACACTCTGCACCGGAAGAGGGGGAGTGCTCCCGATAGTGTAGTCAGATGTTGTGGAAGAACAAGGCTCGTACAGCCTCCATGGAGGATGAAATAGTGTACGACTTTGTCCCTCCCCCGCATCCGTGCGGTCGGAGAACCTATGAATGTGCCGAGAGAGGAGGAAAGGTAACCAGTGGCTGAAGGTAAGCCCTACATATATTTATGTAGCCCCTGCCGAGAAAGCAAAATTTCCGTATAAAAATGCGTATTCACTGGTCGGATACTGCCTCTCTCGGTGCAGACATTGGGTGAAGTGCGTTGGTATCCCCGTCGGTTCAAGTGGAGTTCGCTCCCTCACGGCGAGTACATTAGGAGATTACGGGTAGCACCTGTTTTATCCGACATGCGAGAGCTGTAAACTTGAACGGGGGTATCAGTGCATTTCAATTAGCAACCAAATTTATTGTACATATGACCAAACACAACCGCAAAACATGTCCAGAGTGTCAGTTTGAGACATCCGCAGACTATTCTCGCACAATGGGGCACAGTAGCCATTCACAGGAGTGCTCGAAAAGGGATGTAGTTTCTGCCCCTACAGTAGAAGTAGGTTGGATGATGAAAGTCAGAGATTATTGGTACTCGTTGAATGACCTTCAAACTTCATACCTACCAGAGAACAAACGCTGTGAACTTGAAAAACTCATACGCAACGAACTCTCTAACGCCCGCGCTGATGAGCGGAAGAAGGTTTTGGAAAAATATCTGGCTATATCTGAACGATGCCAAATAGAAGCACTCATTTTAGATGAGTCAGAAATCCCCGAAAAAGTAGAAGAGGAGTCGTTCGTTATTGGCGTGGCTTATGGTGTACAGACTGCGATAGGTGCATTGGAATCCCGCCTCCAAGCAGAATTAAAAGCCATCACTGAATCACGATGACCACAAGGCACCGTCACCAATGGATGAGTTATTCCAATCCAAATGGTCATATTTGTAAGTGCGGTAAAAAGAAAAACGCTAGCGGAAAAATATATCCCTCCACAGCGAAGGAACCGACTGGAACGACTATCTTAAAAGTATAATTTCGTAATATGAAGACAATAACAAAGAATCAGTATTTAGAACTTGAAGGGATAAGAGTGCTTTCAAAAAAGTATAATGAACAGTTGGAACAACTTGTTGTATGCGTAGCCCAAATAACAGGAGAGGAGTTAGATGACCAAAATTACGGGCATGCAAGTGATTTTATATTCTCCAATGAATCAGTGAAAAGTCATCTCAGAAAACTTGATATTGAAGTTTCCAAGAATGGGATACCAACTAAATCATGACTAACATGCCCACCCTCGAAAAACTAAAAGCACTCCCAGCCGTCCATGAGTTTTTATTAGAGATATTGAAGAAATAATATGCACAAACCAGAAAATCCACCATGTGGTGAACCAACGTGTACTGTGTGCAATAGTCGAAGATGGCCCCAAGAGCAACCAAAGCAAGAGGAGTGGGCAGACAAGAATCAAAAATCTTATGAAATTGACCCAGAGGAAGGAATCACAGTTGAATGTGTGGCACTCTCCGACCTCCTCCTCTTCGCTTCTTTCCTTAAAAGTAACGCACCAAAAGTATGACCGAAGAACAAATAAAAGAACACTTGCTCGCCAACTTCTGTGATGGTGATTCGTGGGAGGACGCTAAAGCAGACCGCTTCACTCATGAAGGTGCATTGGAGATTGCTAAATACTTCCACGACGAAGGCTTTAAGGCGGGGAGTGAACAAAACAATCCTGCGGTGGAGGGTACGGAGACAGAGGAGGACATTAGAGGAGCAATTTGCAGGATGACTTCTTCAATGCTAGACAACCCAGACGTATACGGAATATACCCGACCACAAAATTCTACAACGAAACGGAAGCCTTTATCCGCGAAACCATCCAATCCACCCGCGCAGATGAACGGAAGAAGTTGGTGGAGGTGGTGAAGGGGATAGTAAAAAGCCCTGCGTACATGAACCTAAAAGAGCGTCAAGGACAAGTAGATGAGGACGGTGTGTGCGTCATTGTATCCCGCCAAGCGTTAGATGAAACATTCCAAGCCCTCGAAGATGTACTCGCTAAAATTTCTCAAGTATGACACCTGAACAGACACTGATGGCACGCTGGAATATCTGGGCAAAAGAGAAAAACCTATGCACGGACTGTACTGCAATGTCTGAAGAATTCTTCCTCTCCCAGTTCGACGCAATGCTTACAGAGGATATTGTGGAGATTAAACGCATCAAGAGAAACTACAATCAAAAAAAATACTTACCAGCAGAAGTATCAGATGCTTGTCAGCACTCCATATCCCTCCTCGAAGCCCGCAGATTATCACTCAAAAAATAAGCGTATGGCAAACCACCCAGAACACATTTGCAGGTTTAACGACGGAGAACAGAGTTGCGATTGCTACGACGAAGGCTTCAGACAAGCCGCCGCTGGTTCCAACGAGAAACTTGTGCGCGTCGCAGAGAGAGCCGTTGAAGAGTTCAAGAAAGAGATGAGGGAGAAGATACCGAAGGAGAAAGAGTTTGATGACGCAACACTCCCATTTGAAAATTCACCTGAAATTTTTGGCGGGAAAAGAAAAGAGGCCTATCGTGGAGGCTTCAACTCCTGTCGCTCTCAAGTCCTCGCATTACTCGATAGCGACGAGAAGGCATGACCCCCCTCTCCCCCTGTCCCAACTGCAACGGACTCCTCCAGCAGATGGGTGACGTGTTGGTGTGCTATCTGTGCGGGGAGGAAGCGTAAAAAAGAATACTATGAAGAAATACCAAATAATTTATGCAGACCCACCGTGGAAGTACAAGTGGGGGAATGGTGGAAAACTTGCACCAGAGACGCACTACAGCACGCTCAGTGTTGATGAACTCATGAAGCTCCCCGTTAAAAATCTTCGTGACAAAAACTGTATCCTCGCAATGTGGGCAACATGTCCAGCACTCCCAGAAGCACTTGCGCTCATGAAGGCCTGGGGATTCAACTACAAGACTGTACTTCACACATGGGTGAAGACTCGGAAAGACGGTGTGCCGATCATGGGCATGGGATCATACACGCGGAGCGGAACTGAATTACTGTTACTCGGTCAGGGGAACGGACACAGGAAAAGACTTTCTACCGACATCGTTATCCCACAAGTGCTCATGGAGGGAAGAAGGAAACACAGTCAGAAACCAGACGTGGTGAGAGAAAACCTCGTGAGACTATTTGGAGATATCCCCCGAATTGAATTGTTTGCGCGTGAACAAACAGAAGGTTGGGATGTGTGGGGGAACGAGGTCGCAAGTGACATTGAGCTAATTGAGAAACCAATATGAACGAAGTAATACATGGTGAATGCCTTGAGGAGATGAAGAAGATAGCGGATGGGAGTATTGATTTGGTGTTGACTGACCCACCGTATGGAACCACTGGCTGTAAGTGGGACACAGTGATACCATTTGAACCAATGTGGGAGCAGTTGAAGCGAGTGACGAAGAAGAACGGTGCGATAGTTCTGTTCGGGAGTCAGCCGTTTACGTCTGCGCTGGTAATGAGTAACGTGAAGATGTTTAAGTATGATTGGGTGTGGGAAAAAGAACAAGCTGTGAATGTGATGCAGATAAAAAAACGTGCAGGAAAAACAGTTGAGAATATATGCGTCTTTTATGAAAAGCAACCAACATACAACCCACAAAAAACCACCCACACAGGCAAACTCGTGACCAATAAAGTAAAGAGTGGTTTCGGCAAACTCGTTGACAGCAGTGGCAAAAAACCATTTGAGTATAAAGATGATGGAACACGCTACCCAACACAGGTGTTGAAAATACAAAGCGAGCGTCTAAAAAAATCGTTTCACCCCACCCAAAAACCAGTTGCCTTAATGGAATACCTCATCAAAACCTACACAAACGAGGGGGAGACAGTCTTAGACTTCACAATG